GCATCTTCTCTCACCTTAGTTGGGTCAGCAAGTGCTCTGTCTTTCATAATATCCGCTAGATTAACTTCTTTACCGTCAGCACCTGTCTTTTTAATACCTTGAAGCCCAGTCATAATAGGGTTTTTAGAAAATTCTTCTTTAGGGAATCCAACCTGTGAACCACCAGCAGGAGGAGGAGGAGTAGTACCACCAGCACCAGTACCACCAGCAGCAGCAGCACCAGCAGCACCCGGTCTAAGGACTCCAAGTCCCCCCATATCTTGAACTTTACGAGGTCCTGTTGAAGCAGCACCGCCTTGTCCTTGTACAGGAGGAGGAGTAGTAGTGGTTTGCGCAGGTTGGTTAGTAGGTACTTCACTTGAACCCATCCCTCTAGCCGCTACTGCCCCTAATCCTAACCCAGTCCCTAGTGTTTGAGCAGTTCTTCTTCCTGAAAAGTCTCGAACTTCATCTCTTGAGCCGGCTTTAGTAATTCTCTTGTTTGCTGTTTTACCCACTTTAGCGTTAGGAAACTGCCTGCGGTTTCTAGATTCGGTAAAGCCCTTACGCAGTACATTTTGTATGCCGCCACCAATGTCTTTAGCTTTATCTACACCAGCACCTGCCAGATCCTTACCTTTTTCTAGTACCTTCTTACCTTTATCCGCTACAAACTTGCCTGCCTGCTGCCCGGCTTTAGTCTTCCCTAAAGCACCAATAGCGGATCTACCACCATATAAACCCCCAAGGGTTGTGGCGGTGTCTTTTAATCTATCTAAATTCTTGCCATCGGCAGATAAATTTTGCACGGGGGCGCCATAAGCACTAAACGATCTGGGAGCACCATCAGGTTTTTTCGAGGTGTCCTTAGGTTTACCAGTAGAAAAATCGAACAAGTCGCCATAAAACCCTGCTGCAGAAGTGTCTGGTTTTCCCGGAGTACTCTTAGGTTTTTCACTAGAAGGAGCACCACCTGTGCCTTCAAACCCAGCTTCAGTCATTAGTAACTCTCTTGCCACTTTATTTTCTTCAGCTGTACCACCACGAGTTACTACATTTAATATGTCTCTTAGAGCTGATTGTCGCTCAGGATCAGACGCATCGCCCGGGCCTAACTGCTGCAATGCTTTTCTAATACGAGCTTTTAGGCCTTCTATACGACCACCATCTTGGAACTTAGGGATAATACCACCCTGCGCTACCATCATAGGTTTTTGTTGTATAGGTAATCCGCCTTGAGGTTTTTGTTGTTGTTGTTGCGCCATCATATTAGCAGGATTTTGACCCGGCATTGGTCGTTGCGCTGTCATTGGTCGTTTCGGTTGTGCTGAGTTCTGGCCCTGCATTGGTCTTCTAGCCTGCATATTCTGAGGCGGTTGGCGCTTCGCTTGGTTGTTTTGCACTACACCAGCTATATTATTAGTTAGTTGTTTGGATTGACTTTCTAATATTTGACCATCCAACTGTTCAGAGATAGTACCTTGTGGTTCTTGCATGGCAGCATTTAAGGCTTGCTCTTTTTCCGCTTGCTCTTTAGCAATCTGTTGCTTTGCTATCACCGTAATGATCTCGGGAGTAACGCCTTTAGGACCAGTACCTAGGTTAGGATTTTCCCGTAGGGCTAACTTCTTAGAGTCTACCTGTTGCTGTACTGTTTCAAGTCCCGCCATTATTTATCTCCAATTCTTAATTATGTCTGGTCGCTTGTGCTGGGAGCGCCAAACATTGTGCCTAAATCTGCTAGAGCAGTGTCACCCTGTACCAACGAATCAAAATCACTAGGTTGCGTATAGCTAGTAGTGCTTGCTTGTACTGGCATACCCTGAAGTAGCGAGTGCATATATTGAACCTGTTTGTAAGGATAATCTCTCTGCTCTTTAAATTGCTCGTAATCAGCCTGAACCCCAGCCTCATTAAGTGCTTGTTGGGTAGCTCCTGCTTCTTGCTGTGCTCTTAACGCATCTAAACCGTATTGGTTTGCAGCTTCTTGTTCTTTGAAGCCTCGATCTTGTGCTAAGCCAAACTGCTCTGCTGCCCTATCAAACCCAGCAGCTCTTTGTTCTGCTGACATATCTCCAATGTTTCTAGATAGGTTGGAAGCTGCTTCGGCACGCATAAGCGCATCTCTTGAACCACCAAACGCCCCAGCCTGTGTAAGTGCAGTGCGATCCTGTAGTCCTTGAATTTGGTTCTGCCTACTCATATCGGCAGCTGTGCGGTTAATAACTGTATCCGTATAAGGATTCATATAGGTCTGAAGATTTTCAGTATTAAACGCGTCAGGAGCAAATCCACTTGTGCCCATATCTGCAGTAGGGTCGGTTAAGTTGCCCATACTAGTAAACGCTTGATCTTGTAAGGTGCTAGCCCCTGCAGTTAGAGGGCCTCCATAGCTTTCATACCCCATCTCCGCCAATGCTTTACCCTGACCTAGCATATCGGTAACGTAGTCACCTGCCCAGTTAGATAGCGAAGACTCAGTGCCAACAGGCATATTTACATCTGTAGTAGTATCACCTGCTGTTAGCTGTTCATCGTTTGTGGTTGCAGGTGGCGTGCTTGAACCCGGATCAGTTCCTTGCCCTTGGAAATTAGTAGTGTATGGCTGATTCTTATATACTGAACCTAGTCCCTGTACAGCGTTTACATTACCACCCATATTGAATGAAGCCAGTCCCCCCTGCGCCATCTTCGGCATAAACTGTTGGGGGTCAATCTGTTTACCTTGTTTCGGATTACCTGTACGTGCTTGACGTACTCCATCCATCATATTATGTAACTGTTGTGCGCCGGCATCAGAATTACCGTTGCCTAGGTGACTTACTACATCAGCAGGTATTACAAACTCACCGTCACTTAGTCTAGCTTCCTGTACTCCATCTATATTAGCAGGTACTTCGTCAGCCATACCATCAGTCTTACCACCTAAGTAGTAGCCCTTGTTCATAGAAGCTAAGCCACCAGCAGCCATGCCCTGTGACTGGTCCACAGCATCAGTAACTGGAGTGCTGGCAGGTATTCCCGCTTGCGTGTCTGCGGCTGCTTGGGCCTCTGCTACAGTAGAAAAAGCTCTTGGACTCAATGCGTCATCTTCACGCTCACCATAAAAAACATCTGTGAAGTAGTTTCTACCACCAGATCCGGGTCTACGGTCAGCATCATTATAGTCAACTGGCATTCTGTTTCGTACGGCGGTGTACTTTGGTATCTTACCTTGATAACCTACTGCAGGCACGTTTGTTTGCGCTGCATCTGACATTGCATCAGCCGCATAATATTTTAACAGACTAGCCACAGCTGGGTTTTCTGTCTCGAGTTCACCGAAATCAATATTCAATAGCCCAGAAAGGCTATCCAAGCCGCTTGGAACATTACTCATAATTTAATCACCGCTTACCAATAATTTTAAGTATTTCATCTGTTTTAGCCTTTATTTTACCACCGGCTTTGTTGCCGTATGGAGTAAAACCACTATAAAACTTACTTTGTTGAGGAGTAGCAAAAATATTATCTCCTCCTATGTCATACTGATACTGTATCATAGCAAGATCACCCGGTTTCCCTGATGTCGTAGTAGCCGTCCTACCTTTAGTTACAAACTTACGTATTCTTTCTTCTTCTTCCTCTTGCTCTATTCTAGCATTCTGAGCATCTATCTGAGTTTGCAAATCGTCGTTTCTCTGGCTCTCCTGCTCTATGTCTCCAATCAACCCAGTGGATTCCGGAGTAAATACCGAATCAACAAACCCAGAATAATCTCCAGTATTAATAGCGGCTTCCATATATTGTTGGTCTAACGTATTTAATACACCATCGTTATTAACATCATACATGGCTATTTCTGCTCTGTCATCCCTATTTTCTAGGATAACTTCATTTTCTGCAATGATTGTAGTTAGAGCATTTTTGTCTGCCTGAGTTACTTCATTTACCTCAACACCAAGTATATCCGCCATCTGTTGTATAGTAAGGTCCTGAGCAGTTTGGCTTGCCTCGAAAGCATCCACGTCTGTCTGCAGATCACCTACATCAGTCTGCAAGTCACCTACATCAGTCTGCAAGTCACCTACATCAGTCTGCACGTCGCCCACATCAGACTGCAACTGCTCTACGTTGGTTTCTATATTATCTACATCTGTTTTTACTTCTTCCAACTGCTCAGTAGTTGCATAGCCTTCCAAAGTTGCACTAAGGTCGGTGGGCGCTACGCCAGAAGCAATTTGCTGATCTATGTACTGATATATTCCAGTGGAGTCTGTGAATGTAGGATTACCCTCATCATCCAGAACGGGGGTAGTGTTACCATCATCATCTACTTCAGTTATGGGTTCAGGTGGTTTACCTACAACCCCTTCTACTATCTCTTGTACTTGTAAATTATTGAGGGTATCTTTAGCGTCTAACTCTGCATATATCCCCGTGCGTGCCTCTGGATCACCCATAGCAGCTACAGCAGCGTCTATAATCTCTTGCTTTTGAGTCTCATTAAGACCCATATCAGCTATTAATGCGTAAAGGCCTGTAGGTTGTGTAAGTACCGGGTCGCCATTCTCATCTACGATTAACTTGTTGTAAAAAGTTGGTTCGCCGCCATGTTGGTCACTTACGTCAATCGCTTCATACTGTTCTTCACCGCCGGGATCACCGATAGTTTCAAGTATTTGCCCGTCTACTGCCCTGCGCTCATCTTTCGCATGTGACACTAGGTTTCGAGCGTACGCACTGCCCGCCTCATAAGAAAATAACGCCGTTTGCCATATGTAATCGTATATGCCGGTGTTATTCCCTACAAACTGAGGTCTGTCCTCCTCATCTAGGACAAACTGCCCATTATCATCCAAAAGGACAGCATTATTACCTAGTCTAGCATCAACAATGTTACCAACCGCTTCTTCATCAATACCTACGTCTATACCTTCTATACCTTCCTTTATTTTTTTGTCTACTTCGGCTATTTTTTCGTCTATTTCGGCATATATACCGGTACGATCATCTTTATCCCCAAAGTTAGTTATGGCGGCATCTACAAAGTCTTGTACTTCTTGTTGAGTTGCAAATCCAAAACTCTGCGCTATGGCATACACGCCTGTACCCGAATCCATAATTGGTTCATTAGTAACGGGGTCGTATTGAAGTACGCCGATCTCATTTCTAACCTGCTCGGGAGGACGACCAATGGCTTCCTTAATCTTATCGTCAACCATTGCGTTGGTCTCTACCGTAGTAGAGTAGTTAGCTAAAGAATCTGTTAGGCGTTCTAGATTTAACTCATCACTGGCAGCAACTTCATCTAGTATAAACTTGTACATCCCAGTAGGGGGTTCTACAGCTTGCTCTCCAGTATCGGGATCTATCACTGCATCCCCATTTTCATCAAATACTGGCTCACCACCCAAGCCACCTATGGCATCATTTACTACCTTTTGCGCATCTTCATCTGTGTAATCTGTCTTCTCATCTATAAGACCAAATAGCCCTGTAGGCGCAATATCTAAGTCTCTTTGTTCGTCAGATCGGTTTTTGTTATTAATAATTTTGTAGCGCGACTCGTAGTCGGAATAAGTAAACTCGCCGTCCCCGTTATAATCAAACCTTTCTATAAGGTCTTGAGGAAGCTCCCCAGTTTCTATATAACTATCTAACCAAGTTGTGTCTTCGCTAAACTCTGCAGGCAGCTGTTTTAAAAGACGTGTCCTCGCATCTGTTGTAACGCCATTTGTAGTTGACATGCCTTTATCGGGGAGGTATCCGTCTCTATTCTCAATACTACCCGAGGACATTAAACGGGCGAAGGTACGCAACTCGGCTACATCATTAAGGCCAGCCCTAGCTTCCCACCCCGGTTTAAAAGGTGTACCTATAACACCCTGCACAGAGTTTAGTAAGGCGTCTAGTTCGTCAACTTTTAATGTTTCACCATCGGTGCTAATCAGTCCGAGTTCTTGTGCAATAGCGTAAACTCCAGTATTTACGGACCCCATAGGTTCTTCAGAATCTGCATAACTTTGTAAGAGTTCAATGTCTTCTTCAGTAATAAGGTTATTCGTCCCGGGAGCAACATTGACTAACGCACGGTATTCGTCGTTACTTAACAAATGTAGACCTAAAAAGCCCCCCATATAGTTAAGAGACCCACGGGACTCTTCTTCAACTATACGATCAATTCTTGGATCAATGCCACTGAGCGCCCTAAAGTCATTAAGGTTGTCCGCTTCCATCAGTGCTCTTAAATACTCTGGATCTTGTACGCCTGTCCACCCGAACGCTCTCTGCCCCAGAGCATCAGTAGCTATTTGTTCTAGTCGTTCGTCTGACAACCTCGCATCAATATCTTCTTCTATGACTGTTAGTCTGTCGCCATATTCTTGTATCTTATTGTCAGTGGCATATGTTTGTAGTCCAGTAGTGAATCGTAACTCTTCTAACTCACTATTAATTCCAGTAGAGGTTTCTTTCCACGTTCTATAATTCTCTGCGGCAGCAACATCATCCATACTAATAGTGCCAAAGAACGCAGTTTTGTCAGCATCGGTTATTACCCCATCACCGTCATAGTCATATGTAGGATCAACAGGTAAATCACCATTAATCATCTGATCTATATATTCTTGCTTGAAATAATTATCTCTACCTTGTTCAGGAGCAGCTGGACCCCAAGCCTCAGCTATAGCATCTTGTAGAGCGCCAGTAATTTCATCGTCACCAAGTATTTTAGTTTCAAGATCATTAACTAAATTAGTGAACTTTTTATCTATCTCTACAAAAGCCTGACCTTTCTCGCCTTCTGGTAGGGTAATGGCATTTTGTATTTCTAAATACAATCCACTAGGCTGTTTTTTTATACGTGTTAAGTCTGGAACACTTGATTTTGTTTCTTGGTCATATTTAGTGTAATATTCTGCAGGCTTACCTATTATGGTTTTGAACTCATCAACTTGGTCCTTCATTACTCCGTTAACAGCACTATCAAAACCGGGTATATCTTCGTATTTTTTAAATAGGTTATCTAGTGCCTTCTGCCTATCTACACCAACCTGTTCGTACACATCCGCTATTTCTGCATACAATCCAGTAGCGCCTATGTAATAAGAGCTAGTGGGGCTATAGTTATTTGCGGGACTACCAATAGCTAATGCCTGATCGTCTAAACGCTGTGTAAATTCGGTGATGTTATCGGCAACTTGTTCTTCTAAATCTTCAACCTTAGAATCTAAAACTTTAATGCTCCTGTCTTGACTTCTCTTATTTTCATTAAGCTGTTGTAAGTCATAGAGCACCCCAGAGCCTTCCCGTAATACCGTTGCGTCTCCTACATTTTGCTGATCTATATCTAATATCTTTCCATCTTTATCAGTATATAACCTACCGTTAGTTGGGAAATATTGTGCCCAAGTTGCATCAGATCTGCTGGCATATGCACCTGCACTCGTCTGCCTGACGATATAAGCATACCATGACGCATCGCTCTCTCCCGTACCACCTGACTTGCCGGTTGGGTCATAGTTGTCGGCAGATATATACCCATCGCCATTATCATCTATCCATATAAAAGGCCCAACACCAATTAGATGGTCAGGGATTTTCATAGGCCCGTATTTTTCTATGTGGGCATATATATTTTCATGGGTTGCGTCTACTTCGTAATATTTCTGCTCTTTACCAAAAACGTCATCTATAATATCCATTTGGCCTTCGATACTAACGCCCAACTGCTCTAAATCTTGTTTTAAGCCGTCTAAAGACTCGTTTATGTTTCCTATAGCACCCGAACCACCAATAGCAGTGGCGAAACTATCAGACTCTAGAAAGTCTGCAAGTGAGGACCTTATAAGTGCATTCGTTTCTGTTTCATCCATGCTAGCGCTAGTTATGGCATTTACAAGACCAGTGCTATCTAAGAACTCACTCAGTGCCCCACTCAGAATAGTATCTACATCATCCGCTGTTTGAAATTCTGTGAAGTCAGGTAACGCATCCAGTTCAGTTTGGAAGTCTTCGGCGGTCACATAATTTTTGAGTGAATCACTTATAGTACCAGCTACATCGTCTGCTGTTTGGAAATCACCAATAGCGGTATTAAAATCGTCGCTGTCTAAGAAATCTGCTAAACTATTAGTTATAAGAGTGTTTGCTTCGGTTTGGTCTAAACTATTTTCTTTGATTGTATCTACTAAGCGAGTGTCACCTAGGAAGTTTGTTAGTGAAACACCTATAGCCCCTATAATCTCTTCTTCGGTTGGGCCTACAGCATTTAAGAAATCGTCGCTTACCAAGAAATCCCCAAGTGCCCCAGATATTATGGTTGCTACTTCACTCGAATCAACCCCCACCATACTTTGGAAAAGGTCTCCCCTTACAAAATTACCAAACGCTTCATTTACTTCACCTACAGTCAACCCCGCATCAGGTAAAGCATCTTTAAACGCATCACTCTCTAGGAAGGTCTCTAGTGAAGTATCTACAACATCTTGCACTCCATCTTCATCTAAACCTGCTTCGGGAATTTCTGGTAGTGCGGTTATAAATTCTTCCGTTGTCAAGAAGTCGGAAAAAACCTCTTCTACAGCAGTTTTATCTAACCCCGCTTCTGGTAAGTCTAGAGTTTTTACATAGTCTACCAGTTTGTCTGTTATTGCGGTTTCTACATCGTCTGATGTTACAGCATCAGGCAGTTCTAGGTCACTCGACTTAACGTAGTCTGTTAAAGAATCAGTTATAAGAGTCTTAACTGCCTCTTCATCTTGCAAACCGGTTACATTAGGAATTATTTCTGTAAGTGCTTCGGACGTCAGGAAATTTGTTAATGAGTCAGTAATTAGAGTAGAAACATCACTTACTGTTTGGAAATCAGAAGTGTCATCTGCAGTTATAAAACCATCAGTGCTAGGCAAAGCGTTTTTAAAATCATCCGACCCTATAAAGGCTGTAAGTAACGCCGCTACGTCATCTGCATTGTCTACATCTAGGAACGTACCATCTTCTTTTAGTTTGCTAACTATACTTTCGGTAAGAGTAGATATATTTTCATCCACAGCAAACGCATTAGCAACTTCAGTCGCAATTAATCCTTCTGCACCTGCAAGGCCGTCGTACTTCAAACTAAGGGCAGCTATTGCTTCGGTTGCAGTAACTCCTTGTTCTTTTAGCGTTGTGATGTCTGTTTTTATTGTTTCTGCTTCGCTGGCGTCCACGAGAGAATCTCCTACAAAAGTGTCTAATATGCCTGTTTGGTTGGGAGTATGTTCTACCTCTTGGGTATTTACCTTATATTCATACTCTTCTAAAGCATTTCGTTCAAATATGTTAAGACCTTTCTTGTAAGCCTCAACGTCTTCATTAGTTAGAGAACCATCTTCATCGTAGTCAAATACTGACGCTTGGCCCCCTTGTTCAGCAATAGCGTACATCCGTTGTATTATGTCGTAATGATGCTGTGGTGTCGGTCTGTCTGAATATGTATCCTGTATATCATCAGGATTAGCTAACTGGTAAGCATCTGCAAGTTGCTGGTCAAAGTCTGCCTCATTAAAGTCATCCGTGTCACTAGGCAAGTTAATAGCAAAATTAATTGCATCTTTACTTGGGTTCTCTATACCCATCTTAACATACGACTCAATAGCTTCTGTAGTGCTTATGTAGCTAGCGTCATCTGTAGCATTTAGTAAGTCGTTACCGGCATTAAACCCAGCCATACCTAAATCGTTTGCTATGCTATTTACTGCTTCTACATCCCCACTGTTTATGGCTTCCTGCAACTCAGGATTTTGACTTATAGCTAAGTGTACTAGGGGGTTATTAGATTCGGCATTCGTAGTAAAGCCGCCCGCAGGACCGCTACCACTAGGCCCACCGGCTTGGTCAATTACCCCGTTAATAGCTAATATAGGTCCGGTAGTTCCAGCTGATGCTATCATTGACAACACAACATTTGAAGCCATCTCACCACCAAAATCTCTATCCGGGTCCATAGTTGCTAGAGAAGTTTCCTTAATATATGTGGACGCAGCGGCTTCAGCACCTTCCGCCCCAGTTTCTTTAAGAACTACAACCCCGTTTTTAACAAGTAACCCACCTAGATCATCGGAAACATTTTTAGCGCCTCTTTCAGCTAACACATCTGTAGCTTCTCCCAGCGCACCTTTAAAAATAGTCCCCTCTAACGCCTGACTACCCCCTGACAGTATGCCTACCATCATTGCAGCTGTAGCACCTACTTTTATAGACAGCCCCGCTGCATACTCCCCAGCATAAGCCTCTAACCCTGCGCCACTTAATCCAAGTGCGTCTCTACCATAAGTCTCTGCAGTTGAGTAAGCGTCTTCATAAGTCTCCATGACCCCACCACCAGCAGCTTCCACCATATCTGTAGCCAAGCCTGTCTTTAGTGCCGCCTTAGAAGCCATCATGTTGGCCGCTTCCTCTGTAAGATCTTTTACCGCTGCAAGACCCCCCGCTTTAACTGCAGCAAAAGTAACTCCGCCAAGAGCTAGTGGGATTAATTCACTTACGACCTCTACACCCACAAACTCTATTAAGAAAGTAGTCGGGTGAGCTACAAACTCGCCGAATATGGCTTTTGTAGTGCCCATAAACCCTTCAGCTTCATCTATGTTTTTCATCATTACTTTGAAGGTATCTTGGTGATCTTGAGACATGTACCCCATAGCCATACCTTGTATAGCATCTAGGTTTTTGGACATTTGATTTTCCATAGAGAAGTCTATGTTTTTAATGGCCGCATCATACACTAAATCATAAGTTGCTTGAGCTTCCTCCTCACCAGCCCCCGCTAACAATAACGCATTCTTAGCCTGAACAGCATCTCTTCTGGCATTACCTATTTGTGCGTTAGTGGATATACTCATAGCAAAACTGTTAAACGCTCCGGCTACTTCAGTAACCCCACGAATTGTTGCAGAGAGGGCAGCCGCTTCTTTACCCGAGGCATTAGCATATTCTTCGTCGTAGGCTGCCTGAGCATCCTCATCATTACCACCGCTAAGTTTCACGTTGTCATAGGCACGTTGCGCCTGCTTCTTAACGCCAGCCTCTGACTCGTGGTCAAGTATTCCTTTTATGGTCCTATAAACCCACGAAGTTTCACCTTCCTTTAGAGGCTCTTGCCCGTTTGCTTCGCGTACGTTGTTTTCTGCAATCCTAGCTTCTTCTGGCGGTAATACTCCCAACACCTGTAGGTATGCAGTTGGATCATACTTAGCTGTCTCTTGTAAAGTTAGCCCCATAGGACGCTCTGAAACGGTTAGTTGAGAGCCCCCCTCAACACCTTGATATTGCACTAGGGTAGTAGGTTGTATCCACTTTTTAGACCCGTCAGGTAGTGTTACAAGTCTTAACTGGTTAGTAGCTAGGGCATTAATTACAGTGGCACGCTGCTCGGGATCGTCCTCAAAAAGACCTAACACATCAGATACTATATTAGTGTAGCCCTGTGTTGCTAATATATAGTTTACCTCTGGTATGCTAAGTAACGGCGAATCTTCCGGAGTAAATGCAGTGGATACAAGCGTGGCAGGGTCGTAATTAAAATTTATGTTAGAATCTGGGTCTTGAGATGTTTGTAAAAACTCTAATGTAGTGGCTGAACCTGCTGCCTCTCCCTGAGCTTCTGCTTGCGCAAGTATACTATTAAATACTGCGGCTCTTTGTCCGGCTGATAGCTTACTAACATCTATACCCGACTGCTGTAACGCAAAGTCTGTTTGGTCCGACACTGCGCCATACAGCAACGATTTATATTGGGTTTCGCTTACAGGAACTCCTTCAAATATACCAACACTTAAATAATGTTCGTGAGCATCTTCTACAGGTATACCATTGGCTGCTGCGTATTCTTCAGTCCCCCGCCAGTAGCCGTTTATATCTAATATCGAAGCATCTAATACGTTACCAAAGAAAGGATTTAACGCATCATCTCTAAGCTGTATTTCGGCGCTTAACTCGCCTGTTGCGGTTTGGTATATTGAATTTTGAACTTCATGCTGCCCTGCTAAGTTGAGTATATTAGAATTTATATCCTCTAAAGCTAATGTATCTAAAGTCGTTTGCACGCTATCTGCTTCTATAGCATCGTAATATACTTGTTTGTCTCCTTCAGAAGCGCCGGGAGCATTAGCGGCTATTCTTTTTGTTTCTATGTCTTGCTTCCTAGCTTCCTGTAGTTCCTGTATTTCAGTTATCTTAGCTATTTCAGCGTCAATTTCTTTATCTAGCCTATCTCTTTCAGCTGCCGCATTTTTCGCATCCTTGTATTTTGTTGTAGCTCTTTCCGTAGTATCGAGTACAGTCTGTTTAACCTCGTTAATACCCATAGATACCGAGTTTTTAAGATGAGTTACTACAGCATCCCCTATAGTATTTAAGAAAGCACTTTCAATATTCCCTCCCTGCATAGCGGCATTTAGACTGCTGCGTAGTGCTACAGTAAACAATTCGGGAGTTATCATGTTTACTAGATTGGAGTCTTTAAATGCTTCGTTTACTCTCTCAGCAACTACTAATTCCCTACTAATTATGCGGGCTTTATTCTCATCAGTAAGCTCTCCCGTCACAACCAAAGTGCCAAAAGACTCTTCTAGAATGTTTTTAAGGTCATTCGGCAGCTCATCTACCGCAATACCCATAAGGTTAGCTGTACCCTCCACCATCTCATCAATTCTTTCCAAGGTGCCTTCAGGAAGTTCATCTGCAAAAACTGTACCCATACCCACAAATTTAGACATTGCACCCTTTACAGAGTCAGATATAGGTTCTATAACGGAATTGTCTATATTTTCACCTATAGTTCTTATTTCACCCTCTAACTTGTCAAACGCAGCTTTCATCCCTTCTGTTGTGTCAAGCAAGGAATCTATGCTTCCTTCCGGAAGCTGTTCTGTTACTAGATCTAGTAGAGGTTGTATTGCTTCACTGTCTAACACCTCGCCAACTTGAGATGCGGCGTCTTTTAAATCATTAATAGCTTCGCCAAGAAAGTTATTGAACTCTCCGCTTATATTATTTTCGTCAAAAAAGTTAGATACAACGTCCCCAGCCTTTTCTCCAACGACACTTGCCGCTTCTTTATTTAGAGCATCCGTAAAACTGTCCCCATCCGCAACGTCTACTACTATTTGCGAAACAGAATCCATTACATAGTCTGGAACTGAACTAGTGTCTACTCCTAAATACTCAAACCCACTAGACAGGTAGTCTGCACCAAAGCCACTCATTATGGCGCTTCCTACGTTGTCCCCAGAGCCAATAGCATTTATAAGTGTTACAGTTTGGCGGGCAGTCAGGCCAAATAATCCTACCCCCGCGGCAGTAGCTATGGCAACTTGATTACCCACAGCTAAAGCTGCATTCACAGCAACTGTTCCGGTTACGCCAAGTTTTCCAAGCCTATCGAGTTCGTCATAGTAGGCAAGTTCCCCCGCCATCTCCGCTTCTTCAGCACCGGCGGGCATTTTTAACTTACCATCAATTTGTAGTGCCGCTAGTATAGCCTGAGCGTAGTCTTCTCCTTTTAATGTCCTACCGTCTCCCAAAATACTATTAAGGCCTTTAAGGCCAACAAGGATCAAGGTAGCTACAGGACTAAGCGCAGCAGCAAGGTTTAGTATGGGGTTATCTAACCCTTTTTCAAGAGTACCAACACGTCTAGGCTGCGACACCCAAACCATAGAGTATGACCCAGTAGGAGCTTTACCGCCCGTAATGTCGATTAGAAACCCGTCACCCGCATTACTATCGCCCGGGTTGGCATACTCACTGTAATCCGGCATTTCACCATCAAAATAGTAAGTATGGTTTAGTACCCAATCCGCTCCTTGAATTTGATTATGGCCGTCCATCACGAACTCATCGCCAAACTGTGCGCCACCCTTCATATATAGCTTAGAAGAGTCATACCACAAGTCCATGTCTCCCATCATTTCATCTATGACTTCAGAGTCTGCTTCTACGTATAAGGGCATCTCTAATCGCTGAAGTTCTTTACCCCAATCCGCTAGTTGTTTATTAAACGACCATTCATGCTTAGGCATCATATACTCAGCGTCGTGCGGTATACCCCCCGCCCAGTAAAGTTGTCCATTTGCAAAGTATGAATTATTAGTTGAACCGGATGAATATTCCATTCCGAACCGCCAAGTGTCGGTGGTATACTTCCATAAATCGTCTGACTCTTCGTAGTTGATTCTGTTGCGCCAAGCATCTTGCGCTAATGTAAACTTGTTCTCCTCTGCTATACTCCCTAGGGCAGTGCCTTCCCCAAAGTTATCTTGTTTATCGGGTAGCTCATAGAAATATTCTTCTACAGAATCTAGGGTGTACAATCTTGCTATATCATCAACAGTTAAACTATCAGGGTCTTCTTGGTATTTCCTAGCTGCAGTTGCCAACATGTGCATAGCACCGTACGTCGGCTCTACTTCATCCGCCCAAGCCGCCAGCTGATCAGCGGGGATGTCTTTTAACGAACCGTATTCCTGTATGTCAGCCGTGGTAAACGACTTTTTTAGCTGGTCAGTAACACCGGATGGGTTAAGTGCATGTTTTGGTACTTTCTCCCATGTGGATTCCCATTCTTCTGGTATGCTTCTAAACTGTCTTTGTGCATGATCCTCACCAAATAAAAGTGCTAAGCTGTAGTATCCCGCCGCCATTTCCTCAGCAGTAGGTATAGAATCAACGCCAACAACCCACTCCGCAGGTAACGGTTCTTGTGGACGCCATGCAGGATTTTTAACCCCCGCCACTGTTATTGCTAAGTCAGGATCATTAGGCATACGAAGTTCAAACATATCGCGTAGCGTTATGTATTCTAGAGTCTCCGGGTCAATACCTAGTGTTATGTCTGTATCTTCTAGCTCTACGCCCCCATACATTCCTCTTGTAGCGGTAGCCGTAGTATTTGTTTTCAACCATGACTCCGCGGCCCATCTTCCTATTCCGTTTGCGTAAGTCTTAGCCTCGTCCTCATAGCCTTCAACAACTAAGCCCTCTTCCCATCGAGGGTCATACCATACTGTTTTTTCTAACTCACTTTCATACCCACCAGACATTATAGATTGATAACCAGCAATAAGTTCTTCAGCCGTTAAGGGTCTAGAATATCCTTGGTAGTGTACGGTGTAAGGGTTTGCATTAGTAAACGCTAACTGGGGGGCGCCATCATTGGCAAACCCCGAAAGCTGATACCCCAATACAGCGCCACCTTCAACCTCGAAATTGTCATTGACTGTCAGCCCCGTATATATTTTTGCTAACCTATTATCAAGCTGTATACGTTCGTCGTAACTAAAATTTGACCCATCGGCTTTAACATCTTCCGTTAGATCAGTACCCCGCATTCCTTGGGTATATCTCTGAAAGAGTAGCCCATCAGATAGGGCATCAAGTTCACCATTGCCTACTAAGTCAAATAAATTGAAAAGGTTGGGGTTTTTTTCTTTGTTAGTTACTTCGTCGAGATATTGTTCTATTTCTTCTGCACTACGAACGCCCTCTTCATTTGGTACTAGGCCCTCGACTAAGGCATCTCTCCTTACCTCATTCAGGTATCTGGAGAACAACTGGGCATCTTTTTCGTCTATAACACCATCACGGTTTATATCAAAAGGGCTATAAGCAGTTTTGTTATTATCTTCAGCCATGAATCAGCCTTATAGTGAAGCGATTATGAATGCTAGTAATTCGGGATACCGAACACCGCGTCTTGTTACCTCTGTAGCTGTAACACCTTCTGGTATGTGTGCCTGCTCTTCGTATATTTCGCCTTCGTGTTCCCACCAAGTAGTGCTAATAAACATAGCGTACTTGCCAGCATCTAAACCCCCGGCAGTGAAAGCAGCTTCAAGGTCTTGAGCAATGATACCAAAGTGTATTCTAGCATTATCACCTTTTTCTGCAACTGAATCTATCCATCTAAACTTGCGTAGTAAGCCTTTTGCAGCTAAAGCTACTCTTTTTTCTGCGTCAGATAGTTCTTCTATGTCTTGTTTTAAGTTTCCATCTGATGTCTGTATTGTACCATTAGTAGCATATATATCATCAAACCTAACAGATGAACTACCTAAGTCTACTACATTATCTTCAAAATCTCCTATCCCATCACAAGGCGATACCCTTTGAGTAGAAAACTGTGTAGTAGCCAAGAGTCCACATCCGGAGCCAGCAAAAAATGTACCACTACCATAAGAAACCTCAGTGTAGCCTAAACTACCCCTAAAATTACTACCTGCAATCATGCTAATCATACGACCATCTTGAGAGCCGCTTGTATTGCTGTTAGTAATGGTAACTATTGGATTTTCTTCTTGAGTTTTACCGTCAGTAAAAGTTATAGGTGTAGACAGCTGAGAACCTGTAATACTTCCAGTTAGCTTGTCAGGTGTAATTGTTGTATTAGCTATCTTAGCTCCGGTAACTGCGGAGTCAGCTATTTTTGCTGTAGTTACGTTTGCATCAGTTATTGCCGCAGTTAGGACACAGTTAGAACCAAGATTACCAGAACCGATTGTGTTAGCAGCTATCTTAGCCCCAGTAACTGCTTGAGTTCCTAACCTATCAGTGTTTACTGCCCCATCTGCTATTTTTGCAGTTGTAACAGCGTCATCAGCTAATCTTGCTGTAACCACAGCGCCGTCTGCAATAGTTAGGGCTGTAGCTCCTGTAACTTCGCCTGTATGTGTAGCATTAGTTACTTTAGCTGTGTTGGCTGTAATGGCTGAGTTTATTGCGTCTGCAAGTTTTGCATCTGTTACTGCGTCGTCAGCTATTTTTGCTGTAGTTATATTTGCATCTGCTATCTTAGCTGTAGTTACGTTTGCATCAGTTATTGCCGCAGTTAGGACACAGTTAGAACCAAGATTACCAGAACCGATTGTGTTAGCAGCTATCTTAGCCCCAGTAACTGCTTGAGTCCCTAACCTATCAGTGTTTACTGCTCCATCCGCTATTTTTGCAGTTGTAACAGCGTCATCAGCTAACCTTGATTCCGTTACAGCGCCCGCCGCTATCTGTATCCCCGCTATAGTTCCAGTTAAGTTAGCTGCAGGGTAGTTTGTTGCGCTACTCAAATTAAATGCTGGGGTGGCACTAGAACCACCTAAAGCCACAGTTACACCACCAAAAGATACTGTAGAATTTTCTAGTTTACTGTTAGGTATAGAGCCATCAATTATGTCACTGGTATCAAACTGCAACGCCTTTGAAAGCGCTTCGTCTATATTAGCAAAGTAAAATTTAAGCACATTATCTTTTTGTGCTTCGTAAACAGCGCTGTAGGTTATTGGTGGTTGTGGTAAAGCTGGCGCATGAAATAACTTATTGGTATTCCGTATCTTTGTAGCCATTACTAGCCTCGTCTACCGTCTGGACGCATGTTTAGTCGTAACGTACCCAACTGCCATTTTACCCCTAGAGTATCTGATTCTACCTTTATAGCTATTTGCCTACCACGAACACGTACGTCTAGTTGTTTTGTATACTGATCTACGGAATTTGTTGTTACCACTACGCCATCACTGTTACCCCCTTCAGACAAAGGATCATTATTAACAGCGCCAGACTCACTAGCTCCCAATATAGATAGCGTAGTAGATATGTCGCCATCAGAAGCGGAACCCAAAAATTGAACGTCTGGTATGACCCTATCTACAAAAGTAAAACTATTGCCCGACTCTATGCCAAACTGGCCAGAGGTTATAAAAGCAGTTATGGGTGCAGTCTGTACATCTTGGTTATTATCTAACCCATTCTCATGCTCTACCAAGTTATAACTTTCGGTTGCTGCCAAAGGAAAATCGTTTATTGTAGAGTCTAACCAAGCACTACGATCCATAGTGCCATAATACCAAACGTCTTCTAAGTAGTTGTACACTACATACTTATTAGGAGCAACACGTTCCTCAGAACAATAGAACCACCACACTTCATGGTACTCTTCTAAAGTGCCCGCGAATACTTGTCCATATTGACCTTGTTCTAAATCATCAAATATATATTTTCTTACATCGCATCTTAGAGGTTGGACAGTTCCATCGTACTTATAGAACTTTTCTTTGCCCATCCAGTACGTTACTCCGTTGGCGTATGCAACGGCCTTCGACGAAGCTACTGATATGTTCGACCCAACCAACTGAGAACCCCATACTATGGGAGCACCAACATACTGTAACGAATATACAGAAGAATCGGTGAAAACCAATATTTCTTGCCGTGACTGGATTGCAGTCATTATTTTTGTGCCTTGGGATAACTGCAAGTCTCCTGCTTGGTTAGTTGAACGTGGTCGCCAGTCAAACATATCTTCTTGATCTGACCAACGTATTAACATTGGATTCTTTGTTTCTGTGTCGTCACCAAAAGCATTACAACCAAAACAAAATACAAATCTACTAGCATCTGATACTAATAACATATCTTGTACGACAGGAACCTCTGCAGAGACTTCATATTGTGCGGTAACTGAACTACCCCCACCAGTGCCAGTAGAATTAGCGTTTGTTCCTCCAGTTATAGTAAAGGTGTTAGCTGCAGTATCAACGGTTTGTATTTTAAACCTACCATTAAGAGCTACATTGTTTACTGTGCCTGCATTTGCAAATGTGACATGTTGTCCCGATTCGTACACTCTACTTAACGTAGCGTCTGTCACTGTAACTGTAGGAGACGTGTTCACCGTAGCGAAAGGGTTTGAAGCTAGCGACACGGCTGCTCCGTTATTTACATTTTTAACCGCTTGTAATCGAGTGGCTGTTTTATTCGCATCATCAAAAGTTACTGACCCTGTATCCCAATAATATAACTCTCCACCACGCGGCCCTACTATAAGGTCTTCACCGAAGTTTGCTTGGTTCCACGTACGTAAGTCTTCTGCACCACCAGCACCTTGGTTAAAGCCCCCACTATTCCATGCCAACGAACTCCAACCTTGTGTAGGAACTACTAAAGATGGCCCTATATTTAGTTGATATGTAGCAACAACTGAAGTGCCGCCACCCGCAGAGACAGTGCTTGTAGCCTCGGTAGCCACTACAACTTTATATTTGCTTGTACTAACTACTTCTGTTATGACATGCTCTTTGTTTATGTCTGTGTGTGGTATGCCACCTACATTACCACTGGGTACTCCAGATATAGTTACATAGCTACCCAAAGTAGCTCCATGACTAGCATGTGTTATTTCTATAGAGGTAGATTCGTCGGTGGTTTTTATAGGGTTATCTAAGTTACCACTAGTAAGCCTTATAGGAGTTACATCATAATATATGGCTGCGTGCTCTACATAAAACTTTACATTTGTCCCAACGCCTGTATAAACATTAGAACTTAAATCTACCCACTGGAATATTGATCTACAGACCCCCGTAAATGTTTCATCGCTAATCTTTCTCCAACCACCAATCTTTTCTGCATAGCCTTGACGAAAGCGCACTTTATCGCAATCGTGCCAACCAGCCTCATTAGTGTACTTGGTTATCTCACGATTTATACCCGGGTTAAATTCAAGTTTGCTTAATGGCATATTAGTATTTCCAAGCTACTGGGGTAGTCTCCCGCGTGTCTACATGCACAAAACCTTTAGCAACACCAATACCATTGAAACCCATGATAGAAGCATTACGTATAATAGCCATACGCTGCGCACCACCCACTACCTTTATGTCAGCAGCAATGCCTTGACTGTGTGTGCCCGGCCTTACTTTTTTAGCTTCAATGCTGTGGTTAGGCGATCTGTACCCACTAGTTATGATAAACGGAAACCCACACACCTCACGCAGTGCATCAAGTTTCTGTAAGAAGTCAGGACACATCTCATTCTCACCAGTTTCCTGACAATTAAAATCTTCTACTTTAAAATACTTTAGGCTCATTTTTTTAGACTCATTAGTTTAGATACACCTTTAATACCAAAGCTAGAACTTATTGCAATAAACAATAAATATTGGTACCACTCAGGCAAACCAGATAACGCTACAAAACCTTGCTCTACACGATCTATAACAGTTAAATCATTTACCACTATAGCATATCCTACCATAAACACGGGTAGCGCTAATACAACCGTCCAAAATTCGTCTTTCCAGCTATGGGCAGAAGCATCAGCCATCTTAGCTTCCCATTCACCGTCATTCTCAATTACTTTGATTTTAGCCTTGTGTTTGGCTTGCTTCTCTTCGGCTTTGTTTTTTAGATACCCACCAGCTATATTAGCTATAGGGCCTATTAGATGTTGTAACATATATACCTCACTTTAATGGGTTGTATAATTCGTCCATACCGTCCCATAAATCTTGTATTTCACGTTTTAAGACCTTTATCTCACCTTCAAAGCCTTCTACGTCTTTAACAACTAACTCTGCTTTTTTAACAATAGTTTGCATTTCTGTTACTGACTTTTCTACATCAGTAATTTGTTTCTGTATTAGTAACAAACCAGCTTGTTGGTCTTTAATAACTACTAAGTTAGTACCTAATTCCGCTAGTTTACCCTGTAATTTAGATACATCGTTAGCAGTAAGTTCTTGCTCAATAAGTAATATTTTCTCTTCTAACGGCACTATATCAGGTACTTGTATAGCTTCAACCGCTTCTAGACGGGAGTATAGGCTACTAGCAGTCCATACACCACCACCAATAGTAGAACCAATAGCTAATACTACAGCAATCCAAGCGCCTTTAAACGTCTGACCACCGATCTTTAGTTCGCTATCCTCAATACTCACTACAGTCTTCTCCATACATGAAGCAACTATAACCTTGTGCTGTAGGGCCTGTTAAGTAGTATTCAGCCTCACTACCTGTAGCTAATACATCCGCTTCTGACACGTATAAGTCTAAACCAAAGTTTGAACCATTTAGTAACACAGCAGTAGCATTGTTGGTGTTTGCCCAACTCATTGAAACCCATTGATTGTTAACTGAATAAGACACAGTAGCTTGCTCTGCAGTAGTATTGTTGTTCTCAGCACCCTGCTCTAAGAAATCTACCGCCTCTTGGTTTTCGGCAACGGCAATGAATGCACTTGCATTATTGGCATGCGTCTCAATGTCATCTATAGACTGATTATATTCGGTAACTTCTTCTTGTGTGATAGTTAGAACTTCTTGATTAGCTGCTACAAACTCTTGTACTTCCGCTTCTTCATCCGGCGTAGCTGCAGTTTCAGCCATCTCCGCTACTTCTACAACCTGCACCATCTCAACAACTACTTCGGTAAATGTATCAATAGCGCTATCCATAAGCTCTAATTCTTGAGTGGCACGCTCATTAAGTACATCTTGTACAGACCCGTAAGGTAAGTACGTACTCATACCTGACAAAGCCATGTTATAGGCTTGAAGCTGCTCAGAAGTTATGTGAGCACTACCTGAAAGAGTACCATCAGACATACTATGCCCGTGATAAGAGTATTCTTGCGCCGCACCTACTAACTTAATTCCTCTATCAATTTGATCTACAATAGCAGATGAGGTATCAATTAAGTTGTCTAACTCACTGGAGTGAGCTACGGAACCTAGCACTAATAGAGGTAATATCATCATCTTCTTCATAGTCAACGCTCTCTCCAATCTTTAAAATTTTATTATACCAATCTTTGGTGTTTTTAGTGTAGTCAGGAATGTAAGTTTCTGGATTTTGTTTCATTACCAAAAAAGCCCTTTTACCAACTATAAGTTTACCGTTAGACAATATAGGACAGGGAGTTCCCGATATAAACATACTTTTCCATACATCAACTGACTGACACATCCTAGCTACAGCAGCTACTTTCATACCTAAATCTGATAATAATTTACTATCTCTACGGCGATCACAATTAGGATCAACTTCATAAGAACCACTAGATAACCCAACACCTACCGTCTGTAACGACCCGCCCGACCCTTTTAAACACGTATCCATACCATTAGACATGTAACTAGGACTTATGGCGCTACCTACAGGCATTTCACTACTAGATCCTGCACC